GAGCAGAGGCCCTGATTCAATTTTCTTTCCCTGAAATGGGGTTAAAATTTAATACAGATCTTTATGTTTTCTTCAATCAAGCCACTAAAGTTAATGTGATCTATGCATAATGAGAACACTGTTTTTTGTACTATGCTTTATCTTAGTTGTTGGTGCAATCACTAGCGCTAAAGGAGCAGATACAAATACAGTAAGTTCAACCGTAGTAACAAATAATACACCACCGACTGCTTCGGCACCGTCGGTGGTGGTTAATAATTCAGATATATGTAAGACAGCAGTAGCGGGCGCCGTGCAGACCCAGATTTTGGGTATTAGTAGCGGGATTACCGTAACTGATGAAAACTGTGAAAGAATAAAATTATCACGCTCGCTTTACTCGATGGGAATGAAGGTAGCGGCAGTGTCAACATTGTGTGCGGATCCTCGTATTTGGGATGCAATGTATATGGCAGGAACTTATTGCCCTTACATGGGAGCTATAGGTGATGAAGCTAAAAAAGGATGGGAAGAAAACCCTGACTTAGTTCCTGAAGGATCATTAGTATATAAGAAAATAGAAATTGAACAAAAAGAATTTGAAACAACTGGATTAACGGATGGAGAAAAACTTGCGAAATTTATTTTATTTGGCATGGCTATGCACTCTGGCATTGTGGCCTTCTTCCCTTAAAGCAGAATGTCCTGTTACAGCAACAGGATTATGTACTCCAGGTGTAGAAGAAACAATTGTTATAGATGAAATAGAAACAATTGAATATGAAGCTGATGGTTATACTGTCACAACAGAAACGACAACTACAACGACAACAGTAACTACAACCAATCCTGATTCAGGAGATATTCTTGATGGAGATGCTGGTTATGTTTCATCATCAAAATATGAAGGTGACATGGATTTGGACTGGGGAGGCCAAGGCCCAGCTACTATGCCAAGTGGTTCTGGTTGTTATAATCTTGGCACAGATAAATGTGCTTCAATAACTGGTTCTGGTAATTCTACTTCTGCTATGGGTGTATCAGGAATGGGTACAACATTTGTTAATACAATAGATATATCAGAACTTGATATAGAAAATGGAGGAAGAACTAATTATTCAATAAAAGTAGATAAACGTGATGCACAAGATCGTATCTATATGCATATTACAGGTAAAGATGGAAATACGTCTGTATTTAGTGGAACAGATATATTATCAGAATCAGGTGTAGCAAGTGGTTATCAAACTTATGAGAGTGGTTTTGATTTTGCAGGAACAATTACAACTCTTGTAATTGAAGTTGGGGGGCGTGATATTAATTTGGCAATTGGACCGCTCTTTGATGATATACAAATAAATGTATTATACAACATAGTTTCTACAATAGTTACAGAACACATACTTAGTGTTGAAATGTGGGTAGCTTACGGAGGAAGTACAGAAACAGAAATAATAGATATTGTAGAAAATATTATTGATCATAATGATATGATAGAAACACCCGATGGTGATATGTATTTTGAACCAGAATTTGATGAACCAACTATGGAAATGTCTTATGACACTGTTGAGATGGAAATGGAATTCGATTTTGAAATGGATTTTGAAATGGATATGCCGGAAATAGAAATGACTAACGTTGAAATGGAAATGGAAATGGAAATGGAAATGGTAGAATTAGATATAGATATGCCTGAACCAGAAATGGATTTACCTGAACCAGAAATGGAGGAAGTAGAAATTGAAACTACTATGGAAACTGAGCCAGAACCTGAATTAGAAATGGAAATGGAAAGTGAGCCAGAACCTGAACCAGAAATGGAAACAGAGGAGGTACAAGATGAACCTATTCAAGAGGATATGGAAGAACCTCAAGAAGAGGTGGCGGAAGAGGCAGAGAACGAAGAAAGCGTATCAGAGGTTGAAACAGATGAAGATCAACCAGAAGATATGGAAGAACCAGAGGATAAGGGTGAAGCCGAAGAGAAGCCTGTAAAAAAGCCAGAATCTAAGAAAGAAAAAGCAGCTAAGAAGATAGTCAAAAAGATGGGGGATAAAGGTAGATATGATTCAACAAATCAGTTAAAAACATTAATAGTTATGCAGGTTTTAGGAAATACTAAAACTTTCTTTGAATCTCAACAACAACTGAATGACAGAGAAGGATTTTTTACGGATTATATGCTACCTGATACCCAACTACAAAATAACAACATTGCACAATATTACCTGTTTGCAGGTAGTGATGGTTTAATGAATGAAATGATAGATAGCCAATGGCAGACGGATTCGGAGTAGCCATGGCAGAGATGGAATTTGCGGGTCTTAAATTCAAAGGCGGAAAAATATTTGTAGTGCTTACAGCTTTAACTACACTTGGTGGTGGACTATGGGGAGGTTTTGAATTTTATAAAGATTACCTCAATATGAAAGAACAAATACAAAATTATGTAGCTCCAGACTTATCTGAGTTTGATAAAAACATTGCATTAACAAAGGAAGAAATGTCGAGTAAGACAGATTTACTTCAAACAGAAATTGAAATGTTAATGGGTGAAATGGAAATGATGATGCAAGAAATAAGATTAGTATCTGATGTAGCTAATGAATTAAAAAATGATTTAAGACAAGATGTGCGTAGAGTTGAATCAATTGTTAATGATGTTGAACAACAAGTAAAAGAAGATTCTAGAGATAATGCAAAAGATTTAAAGTCTACAATTGATACTCTTGAAGATGATATGAAAAAATTAGAAGAAAAAATAAAACTATCTCAAAAAGAGCTAGAGGAAAAAATGGATAAAAGGATTAAAAGAGCATTAGAAAATCCTTTAGGAGGGTAAAATGAAAATATCAGATAATACAAGTGTAAGTATGCCTATGAGAAATCTTCTCTCTATACTTGGAGCTACAGCTCTGGGTGTGTGGGCCTACTTTGGCGTAATTGAGAGGCTAAATAATATTGAGACCCAAGGTAAGTTAATGTTATCCGACGTTGAGAAAAATACAGAATTTAGAATTAAATGGCCTAGGGGTGAAATGGGTACTTTACCCGCTGATAGTCAGCAAGACATGTTAATTGAATTTATGGCTTCTCAATTAGAGTCTATGGCTACTGAAATGGAATCAATGATGTCCAATACAGTAAATATAAAAAGAGCACAGCAAGATATAGAAAAAATGATTACTGATATAGAAAAACTTGAAGATAAAGTGAGGGCAAATGGAAGTCATTAGTATAATTTTAATGTTTATGTTTGGTAATATGAATGATCAGGAAACTCAAATGACGCAGTATATTCCTATGAAGTCATTATCAGCATGTATGAAAGAAGTAAGATTACTTAAAAAGAAAAACACAGGATTTGATAAAGACGCTTTTTGTGGTCCTGGTATTGTACATATAGAAGATGGTGAAGTAATTGCATTATATAATGCAGTTCCTGAAGGTGCTACAATGGTAAAAAAAGATATAGATGCCGCAGCTTTTGAAAGATGGAGTTTAAGAGCTAAAGAAAAATGGAATAAAGATTAATGGAACCAGTAACTCTAGCTTATGTTATTTTTGGAACTTTATGGGTTATGGGAGCAATAACTTACTTATAAAGTATGGCTAAAACACCTTCTAACGAATACTTTACACCAGTCAAAAAAAGGACTAGTATAGGCTGTTCTTCTCGATCTCGCCCTAAAAATAAATCAAAAAGGCGTTGTTGGAAGAAGTATAATAGACAAGGAAGATAGATGCCAACTTATTCTACTACAAAATCTTTTGATTTAGCAATCAATGAAATGATTCAAGAAGCATACGAGAGATGTGGAATAATGATTCGTGATGGATATGATCTTAGAACAGCAAAAAGATCACTTAATATTTTATTAGCTGAATGGGCTAATAGAGGACTTAATCTATGGACTATACAACAAACTAATAAAACTTTAACTGCAAATGCTCAATCTGTAACAGGAACAAGTTTATATGGAACTGCAGCAGCAGATGCTTCAGCAATTATTGATGTTACAGATGTAGTTATAAATGATGGAACTTATGATTATGCTGCTACTTCTATAAGTAGAGCTACTTATTTTAATATGCCTAATAAAGCTACTTCAGGTAGACCTTCACAATATTATTTTCAACGAGAAATTAATCCAACTTTATTTTTATATCCAGCTGTTCCCGCTAGTGGAACATATACTTTAAAATATTATGCTATGATTAGAATGTTTGATATTGATACATATACTGAGAACGCTCAAATTCCTTTTAGATTTATTCCTTGTATGACCGCAGGACTGGCTTATTATTTATCACAGAAAAAAGCACCTGAAAGAATGCAAGCTTTAAAATTAATTTATGAAGATGAGTGGCGTAGGGCTGCTGATCAAGACGGTTCAAGAACTAGTCTTTATTTAACACCTCAAGCATATTTTCCATCGGTAGGTTAGTA